ATCAAATATATGATTAAAGATTTACCTGATGCGGTAGGCGAAAGAAGTAGAATTCTTTTATTACGGATTGCATGAACAAAAGATTTTAATTGATAATCTCTAATTTCATGAGGTAAATTTAAAGATTTAATAAATTCTTCAGCTTCAACCAATGAGTAGTTTTCATTAGAGGTAATTTCAGAATCAATATCAATTGCATAACTTCTTTCTTCACAAAATTTTTCTATGTAATTTACCAAACCATGATAGATATGGTTTGTTTGGATATTAAACAGTCTTATTTTTCCATCCCAATATCTTGCCTTAAATGCAGGAGTAAATTGATATCCTGGAACATAAAAGCAAAAGTAATCAGAAAGTTCTTGAGCTATATTCCTTTCACAATGTACACGAATGAAAGCTTCATTTATTTTTTCTAATCTAATATCACTCATCAAATGCCTTGAATAAACCTTTCCCAAGCAATAAAATCTCTCAACTGGAAAGTCCTACTATTTAATTCTTTAAGAATACTTTGACATATTTCAACAACTTCTTCATACATAATTTTATTGGCCAAGGCCTTATTTAAATCTTCATCACTATCAAAGTATGTATTAATCTCCGATTTCAATACAAATGGAAATGGTTCCCATCCATAATGTTTAAGTTGATCGTTATCTAATTTTCCTGTATAATATTCCCATTTAATTTTTTTGATTTTATTATACTTGAATTCAAATTCTTTGGCCAATAGGCGATGCTTAGAAAGTATAGTTAAATACTTGCTGTGTAATTGTGGTATATTGATTAGTTCTTTGCCTGGTTCTGTTCTATCAATAACAGAATCTTTTGCCCACATATTCAATAATTCATCAGTTTTGTTCATTATAAAGCCTCCTAACAGGAGTATACACTATTTAAAATAGTTTGTCAACATCAAAGTAGGCATATCTGAATGTAGCATCGGCAGTAATTATGCTTTCAGGTGTATCACTTGTTGATACTATAAATGTGGAAAGTGTTGTTGGAAAAGCATCATAGAATTTAAACTTATATATCGGGTTATTAGCCGATGATAAAATAGTTAATGATGCATCAGAAAATTGAGGGAAAACATTACCACGAGCATTAGCAACTTTATTCAATTGACCTAATCTTGCATATTCTTCAAACCTTTCAGGAAAAGTCATTGCTCGGATCCAATCATGTATTTCAAGCCATGCTTTTAATTCTTCATCTACAAGAAAAGTAATATTAAAAACATCATAAATTGCTTTCTCACCCGGAGAATACAAGTCAACAAATGGTGTGGATCTTTGAATCTCGGATAATGAAATACCCGGCACACTAACCGACTGTACAAAATATTGTACATTAGGAAGCCTTCCAAAATTTAATTGGAATTTATTTGGGTGTAGAAAATTTGGATTAGTTGGATTTGTGTATACTGTAGTCATATGTATATTTATAAGATAAAAAAAGAGGAACATTTCTGTTCCTCTTTTAAACTAGTCCTTTTTAATAATTATTATAGGACTAAACAACTTACATCAAGTTATTGATGCGGAATGCACGGTAGTAGTTGTTTGACTGAGCTGTTAAAGCACCAGCGCCAACAGATGTACCTTCTGCAAATGGGTTAGCAACCAGACCGTAACGAGTCTTGAAGCCAATCTTTGGTTGGAAAGTACCTGTATCAACTGCACGAACCATCTGGAGAGGAACATATGGGCAGTAGAACAGACCAGCATCGTATGCATTGGTACCTTTGTAACCAACAACTGCAAATTCGGCAGTAGCTGATGTAGCAAAGTATGGATCAATGTAAACCTTAACACGACCAAACAATGTACCAGCAAATGTATTGCCAGTATCGTCAACTGTCAAGTTAACTTGCGATTGGAGTGCCGAGTTATAGTCCAACAAACCAGCCATCGCAAATGCAGATGCAACATCCGAAGATACGATGAGGATATTACCTTTGCCACGACGAGTTGTCTTAGCAATGGTATTGGCTTCACGCTCAATCTGGAATGCCAAACCTTTGATTTTTTCAACCATCCAACGACCGTTTGAATCGGTGTCAAGGTCAAATGCACCAGCAGTTGTTGTACCAACTTGTGCGCCCAATTTAGCTGTTTGATAAATTGTACGAACGACTTCACGGTTGATTTCAGCAAGAATTTCTGTTGACAAGATATTTGCCAATTCTGTTTCTGCATCCAAACCATGAACTGCTTTCAAGTCTTGTGCCAATTCAAGTGAGTATTCTGCCTTCAAAGCACGAGTCTTTGCAGTAACAGTAACTTTCTCAATTGAGAATGCCATTTCTTGGAATGTATTACCAGCAGCGCCGTCGCCAAGAGCTTCAGCCGAGCCAGTTGTCATAGCACCGATTGGAGAAGCGTTACCAGTAAACATTGCAGTTGGCAAAGAACCGCCAGCAGCAAGAGCTACTTGAGCGCCACCACCGTTTGCACCAGCAAAACCTGTATTAGCTTCGTTAAAGAAAGCTTCTGTACCAGTTCTTGCGTTGTCATACTTAGTACGCATTGCGAAAATCAATCCTGTAGGACCTGTCATTGGCTGAACGCCGCAAATGTCATACGCAATTAGATTTGGCAACGAACGGCGAACCAAACTGATAAGAATTGGATCAAAACCAGCAACTGGAGCAGCTGCGCTACCACCAAAACCACCTGTACCAGCAAAGTTTGTGGGTGGGCCTTCTTGCAACATTTGTCCTGATTTTTGCATTTCTTGAGCTTGATTCTCAAGAATAACAGCAGTTACAGCACGCTTATATGGGTCTGTAATCTTTGACATTTCTGGATGATCCAGAACGCCAGCCCATTTTGTTTGTAGTTCTTCTGAAAGATACATTGTTAATACTCCTTGGGATTAAATTTTATTAGTTTTTGAAATAGCATTCATAACGGCAGCTACATAAGGATCAGCAGAAACCTGCTTATTCTCTGTACCGTCTGTTACTTCTTCGTGGAGTTGATTCACATTGGCTTTTTTAACGCCTGATGGAAAATAGTTCTCACGGATGGTTTCAAGTTTTTCTTTGTATTCATCTTCTGAGGTGAATGCAACACTCTCTGCGAGCGATTTAATTTTTTCAACTTGAGTTTCTGTAAGACCATTACACACTTCACGAGTCAATTCTGTTTTGTAGGACTCAATTAACGCTTTGTTCAATTGAACAGCACGATCAATTTCTTCGTTGAGTTGGCTTTCAAGTTCTTCAACCTTACTTGCTAATTCTTCAACAACATCTACCTTTTCAGCAGGAACATCAATGTAATGTTCTGCAAAGAGATTACGGAGACCGGCAATAAATTCTTCTGTCATTTCTGAACGGAGACCGGATTCAATAGCAATTTGATTTTCTTCCATCCATTGTTCAACAACATATGAAAGATAGTCATCCACTTTTTCTGTTAGGTCTTGCTTGATTGATTCAACAGCTTCTTCAAGCATGCCAGCATAACGGGATTCTGTTTCTTCTTCAATTTGTGTTACACGGTCCATGACACGAGCTTCAAAAATTGTGGAAACTTTGAATTTGAATTCTTCAGAAATGGTATCATCATCTGAAAAAAGAGCGTCAACATCTTCTTTCATTTTCTTTTTCATTTCAGCTTTCTTCATTTCCATATCATGCATTTTTTCAGCAAGAACTTCTTCTTCCGAAGATTCTTCTGTTTCTTCCATTTTAGCGGAAGCTGCAGATGGTTTTGTTGTAGGTGCCACGGCTGTTTTAGCAGATTTAGATGTAGCTAGTTTAGCTGAATCATCATCTGATTTATAATTTTCAGGTGTTGGTCCACCCAAATTTTCAACTTCAGCGGCTAATTTCTCTGGAGGCATTGCTGGTGACGAACTCTTGCTTCCTGCAAGAATTTCTGCGGCTGCCTCAAATAGTTTGTTTGATGCCATTAGGAATCTCCTTATGATTTCTTATTTATAAAATTAAAGTTTTCGTAAATAGTTTTCAAACAGGTTAAGTGCAACCCGTTCAATGTCTTTGCGAGAGGCTTTTTGTATCTGTTTTTTTGCATGGTCAAAATCAACTTCCACAAAACGACCTTCAACAAAAAGCCACTCTTTATTTTCCATAATTCCATTAACAAAAGCTCCTGGTGCCGAAGGATCGGCAACAATATCAGCAGCTGTTGCTAAACGGAAATCGTCTTGCACTAAATTATATCCCTCTTTGGTTTGAACTAAAGAACCCATTCCTCTTGAAGATACTCCAACATTTACTCCAGAATCAATAAAGTTTTTGACTATTTGACCATAAGGAGTTTCTAAAATTAATGCTTTACCTATATAACATTCATTATTATCTTCAAGCGAAACGATTTTATGTGACACCCTTTCTAAGTTAATAGAGGGTGTATCAGGATGACCAAGTTCACCCAAAGCACGATTTGTTTTAATATATTCTTCATTATAGCGACTAACTTCTTTGCTTAATGTTTCTTTACCATACATTCTATTATTTTTGTTTGGTTTATCATAAACTAAAAAAGGACCGGTGATATACAGGTTCTTTTTACCATTCTCAGAGGCTTCAGTAATGTACTGAACCTGTTCAATTGTTTCTGTAATTAATTTCATATTGCTTGCCCTGTATATGGATCCACACTATATGTGGCTGTTTTTGAAACTTCCATAACAAGAGAACCACCAGACGCTATTGTGATGACAATATTTGAACCGTTATTATTTGCGATTGCATACCCAAACTCATCAAATCGCATTTCGCCTGTATTGTGTAAAGACAATGCCGTATTACCATTACGAACAATAGAAATACTACCGTTGGTTGACCAAGTTACTCTTTTGATATTAGCTGCGGTAACAGTTTCAATTGTTGGGTTAGCTCGCAAGTCATTGAGAGAAATAGTGGTTGTTCCAGCATCCGAAACACGAATGACTGACGGAGCTTTTAATGAATTGATGATTTCAGATTGAAATGCCATTTTACTTTATCCCCATGGATGTTCGGCGTCTTAAAGACATTTTTCTTTTGAGTAATGTTCTACGCAATTTGGATCTACCTTTTGTCTTCCAGTACCGTTTTAATTTTCTAGCCTTCTGTATTCTTTGAACAGCAGGTATACGAACAACTTTATTACCTGATATTCTAAATCCTTTTATAGCAGACTTTCGTATATTTCTTTGAACAATAATACGGCCTTTTTTATTTCTACGAATTCTTCTGCGAATCTTTTTAATTCTTCCAATCTTTATTATATTAGTAGAAGCTTCTTCAATAGGTTCATCCGACTCTATGTATATATTACTGCCAATAAACTCAGCTTCTTCTTGTAACTTTTCTTCAAAATGTTCGTTTAAACGATTAAAAATTAATTCTCTAGCTTCAATTAATCTATTTGTACTGATTAACTCTATGAGGTTCATTTTTCAATCTTTAAGGCAAATTCAATAGCTTTATTTAATTCTTCTGTTGAACCTTCAATCATCGCAATAAACTTAGTTTTATTTGTTTCATTTAAACCTTGATACACATCCATCAACATTTGTATATTACTAGCAGTAACATCACTAACAGTTCCATCATCATGTTGTATCTGTGTTGTAAATTCTTCTGCCTGAATTGGAGTTTTAGCTAATGATTCTGAACTATAAGGCACAGAAAAATAACGATTCAATCTTTCGTTATAATACAAAGCAACTCTTGTACCCTCAGGATACATACGAACAGCTTTACGGCGAAGAACTAAAACAAATGGCAAAG